CAGTTGAGGGTTTTCCCATTGCGATGTCTTTATAATTAACCATATAAATATTCCTATGAGTTACAGTGGTCGTTATAATCCCTCTAATATAAAAAAGTATAAAGGTAATCCTACTACTATTTATTACAGAAGTTTGTGGGAACGCAAATTTATGGTATATTGTGATAAAAATCCTAGAGTATTAGAGTGGGGGTCAGAAGAACTAATAATACCTTATCGTCTACCCACAGACGGTAAAATACACCGATATTTTCCAGATTTCTATGTAAAAGTCAAAAGGGCAGATGGTAAACTAAGAAAAATGATTATAGAAGTTAAACCTAAGAAATATACTATTGAACCTAAAATACCTAAAAGAAAAACTAAATCATTTGTAAGAGAAGTTTACGAGTGGGGAAAGAACACTGCAAAGTGGAAAGCTGCAAGAGAATATTGTAGAGATAGAAATATGGATTTTGTAATATTGACCGAAGACCACCTCAATCCCAGTTATAAATATAATAAATGAGTATATTTGACGAAATATCAAAGTTAAAGAAAAGTGGTAAAGAACCATATCAATGGTATCGTAATCGCATAAAAGAACTTGGTACACCATCTCAAGCACAACTCATAAGAGATGGAAAGATAACTGGTAGAGTAAATTTTGGTGCGTTGAATATGTTTATATACGACCCTAAATTGAAAAACAAGTTACCATATTATGATACATTTCCATTGGTATTACCAATAGAAAGATATAGAGATGGATTTTTAGGAATTAATTTTCACTATTTACCATACGCACTTAGAGCTAGATTATTAAGTCGTTTAGACCCAAATGCAAATTATAGTGCGTTGAAAAATGTAAGACTTGTTAAACCGACTTTGAAAAGATATTTAAATAGTAATGTTAGAAGTAGATTTAGAAAATTAGAAGAAGAAGATTTTATGACTGCAATTATGTTACCAGTACAGAGATTTAGAAAATCGTCTGCAAGTAAAGTGTGGTCGGATAGTAGGAAAGTAATTTAATGGTATTTTCATTAAGAGATTTTAAAAGTTCTTTATATGGTAGAGAACAAGCACAACAAAATAGATTTGAGATATTTTTAAAGTGTAAATTATTTACTGGTGAAAGTAATCGTTATGTTAGTTTAAGAGCAGAAAATTTACAGTTCCCAGGCAGAACAATTCGTTCTGCACCAGACGATAACATATATGGCCCACCAAGAGAACTACCTCAAGGTGTTGGTCAATATGCAACACTACAAGCAACATTTTTATGTAATGCAGATATGTCTGAAAAAAGATTCTTTGAAATGTGGATGAAAAATATATATAACCCATTAAATCATAATTTAAACTATTATAATAATTACATAGGTGAGTTAGATATTTTTCAAATGGGTAAAGGTAGTAACACAGTGATACCATTTAATTTTTTTGCATTTACTGGTGGTAAAGAAGAAAAGACAAGTTATGGTGTCTCAGTAAAAGAAGTCTGGCCAAAATCTATTTCACCTCAAGATTTAAATCAGGCATCAAGTGAAATTCAAAGAGTAACAGTTGAACTCGCATATAGAGAATGGCACACTATCAAAGAAGAAGGTGTTGATGATAGTATTGCAGATAAGAGTTTAAGGTTGAGAGGGTCGGATATATATATTGGAGATGATTCTAGATACAGTATCATAAGTCCTAAAGGTGTTCTTTATGATATTCTTGGTAAATCTGGTGCATCACCTACTGCGATTGCAACCGCTGGTTCAGCCGCAGATATAATCACTGGTGGTGTTGGTAACACTATCGGTAAATTTGTTAGATAAAGGAGTACATTATGGCTTTGCCAAAATTTGAAGTGTCAACTTATGACATAAAACTACCAATTTCTCAACTAGATGTTAAATATAGACCATATCTAGTAAAAGAAGAAAAGAATCTTATGATTGCCAATGAAACTGGTGAACAAAGAGATGTAATTAATGCAGTAAAAAATCTTATAGAGAATTGCACTAACAACACTATAAAAAGTGGTGTAATACCTATGGCAGATTTGGAGTATTTATTTGTAAATATTCGTGCAAAATCATCTGGGGAAAAGACTAAAGTTTCTATAAAATGTCCAGATGAAGAAAACACATATGTGACAAAAGAAGTTAACCTTACTGATTTGGTGGTAGATAAACCTTTACCAGATAGTAATTTAGTTAGGTTAGATGATAAAATTGCAATAGAATTTAGATATCCGTCTATTGATGATTTATCACACTTAAAAGATTTTAAAAATCCTACTATGGATGACTTGTTTCAAATCATAATAAATTGTGTGCATAGAGTTATAGATGGTGAAAAGGTTTACGAAAAAACAGACTTTAATGAAAAAGAATCTAAAGATTTCATTGAAAGTTTGTCTTCTGCACAATTTAACAAAGTAAGAACATTCTTTGATAATATACCAAAATTGTATAAGGATGTTGAAATTAATAATCCAAACACTAATGTTTCTTCAAAAGTTAGATTGGAGGGTTTGAATAGTTTTTTTACATAGCTCTTTCTCACGATACTCTTGAGAACCATTTTAAAACAAACTTTTCATTTATGCAACATCATAAATACAGTTTGTCCGAATTAGAAAATATGGTGCCTTGGGAAAGAGAAATATATGTTGGACTATTAAACGAACATATAAGAGACGAAAATGAACGACTTAAACAACAACAACAAAATACCTAAAACAGTTGACCCAGATGTCGCTAAAAAGGATTTGAATGGTGATGGACACATCACTCAAAAAGAATTGGAGATGGATTTGGAATTTAAAAGAAAAGAATTAGAAGATGCAGATGCTCGTAGAGATGCTATGAGAAGAATGACTTGGTTTGCATTGTTTGGTATGTTGTTTTATCCTAGTGGTATATTAATTACTGCGATGTTAGGACAAGATACAGCTGCAAAATTAATTTCTGATATTGCACCAACATATTTTGTTGCAATTTCAGCACTAGTCGCTGCATATTTCGGTGCAAATGCATATGTAGATAAGAAAACAGAGAAGAAAAAATAATGGCTGATATTACTTCAAGAGACTTTCAAGAACTTATCAAAAGACAAAAAGAGACTACTGATAGTCTACAAACTATTATTCAACAAAATGATAGAGGTGATGATGCTGGTGAAAGACTAAAAGATGCATTACCAGAAATAATTAATGATACTAGACTTGCAGCTCAAAGAGAATCTTTTGATAAAAAAGAGGGTATTACTGAAACTGATAATCTTCAACAAGAAACAACAGACGAAGTAATAAAATTACAAAAAATACAAACTCAAGGTATTGATGAAACAAAAGAACAAAAAGAAGAACAAAGTGAATTACAACAAGAAATTCTAGAGGCAAATAAAAAAGGGTTTTTAACTTTTGGTGAGAGAATAAAATTCTTTGCATTAGGTGTAAAAGAATCCATAACAAGAAGTAATGAAGATAAAAAAGATGAAAAGAGAGACCGAAGTAAACTATTAACATCCGTTCAGAATCTCGGTAAAGGTATATTAGGTGCGATAACATCACCAATAGAAAGTACATTTAAAAGTATAGGTGCAATTTTAAAAAATTTAATCACTGGTGGTCTTTTACTTACTGCATTATTATTTTTACAAAAATTTATTAATAGTGATATGTGGCCTAAATTTATTGAGGGATTAAAAAATACTATCCGTGCAACCATAGAAATGACAAAAACATTTTTTAACTATGTTAAAGATTTGTATACAGTATTTCAAGAAGAAGGTTTAGGTGGTGTTGCAAAAAAATTATTTACTGATGCAAATGATAAGTTTGGTGGTTGGACAAAAGGATTTCTTATTACTTTAGGTGTAGCAATCGCTGCCTTTGGAGCTGCAATTATTTTTGCGATAAAAACTGCAACAAGTATGGTTAAAGGACTTGGTGGAATGATGGGTCTTGGTAGTAAAGGTGCTGGAAAAACACCAAAAACATCAGTAAAACCAGGCGACCCAGTAAGAAGTAAAAGTGGTAAAATGATGGTTGCTGGTGAAGATGGAAAACCAACAACAAAAGAATTTAAAGGTAATAAAGTTCAAAAAATTAAAAAATTTGCTGGAAGAGCTGGTTTAGTAGGTACTGCTATTACTGGTGGTCTTGCTCTTTTGGATGTAAAAGACCTAATGAAAGCAAAAGAAGAGGGTGATAAAGAAGCAGAATCTATTGCAAAACAAAGTCTAACATCTACTGGTGGTGCGTTAGGAGGGGCTGCAATAGGAGCCGCAGTTGGTTCTTTCGTTCCTATTATTGGAACAGGCATAGGTGCAATAGTTGGTGGTATAATGGGTAGTTTTGGTGGTGATTTAGCAGGAAATAAATTATTTAAAACTGATATTCAAACTAATAAAGAAATTTCTGAAAAAAATCAAAAATTACAAGAAGATGCTGAAGCAAGAACAAGAAAACTAGACTTAATGCTTGAAAAGGGAACAATAACTAATGAAGAACATCTTAAAAAATCAAATGAAATATCTAAAGAAGCTGCAGAACAAATGAAAGAAAATAACAAAGGATTAATTCTTGAAACACAAAAAAATAGTTTGAAGCAAGAAGAAAAATCAAACAAAATGATTGCATTACTAGAAGAAAATAATAAATTACTTGCAGCAAAAGAAAATCAAGCTGCATCATTTATGATGGCTGGTGGTAATACAAATATTACAACTAATCCAACTGAACAAACAATAGTTATGGACACAAGTATTACTGACAGTTTTCATTCACAAGTTTTAAGACGACAATATGGTTAATCTTTAGGTATCTTTCTGGTACTGATTCCCCTACATATGTGAACAGGCACTTTCTGACCATCAATCTCTTCATATTTTACTAATATCATTTCACTCCTCCACATCACTACTGGACTTTTATATGGTATTGCGTGTCTCCACCTAGACTTAGGTTTAGGCCAACGAGTCCATTTAAACTTCTTCATATTGTTGTTATGAAATCAACTAGAGTTAACACAGTAAAAAGAACTATGACAAATAAATAAATCCAAAACCAATGACTTCTCATTAATTTAGTCAAAATATTATTTTTCATTTTAACTTCCCATCGCTTTCCAAATGACATAAAATACCACCCAAAGTGAACATAATGCACCTATACCTATCATAACCCACATAAT